GGGTGGCCAGGGAGTCCAGAGCCACCTGGACCGCCGGGTAGACCAGCCCATAGTTTTCTTTGGTGAGCTGGATCTCGACCGGGTCGGCGCACTCGGTCAGGGTCTGATCCCCGAACGCGGTGGCCAGCTCCTCCGCCGAGAGGAACGCCTTGGCGGCCTCGCCGAGGCGGTACCGGATCTGGTTCGCCTCTTCCGGCGTGTGGGGCATCTCCCCCAGCTGCTGAAGCGTGAGGGTCAACGATTCGGCATTCTGAGGAAGCGGGTAGAGACCAAACTCCACCGCGTACTCCGTGTCGGAGAGGATGGCGGCGTACTGCTGCTTCTGTTCGGCGTTAAAGGTCATGCGAAAGGCCTTGCAGGGGAGAGGGGGAGGGCACTAGGTACCCCAACCCCGGAAATAGAAGTTCGCCCGCTGGGAGGTGGGGAGGAGTTCCTGAGGGAGGGCACTCTCCTGCAAGCGGACCCCCGTCATCAGGTCAAACGCCCCGTGACGGTTACCGACCAGCATCCGGGCGAGGGAGCCGGAACCGGCCGATTCCTTCAGACTGGTATCTGGGTTGAGGACCCCGGCCCGTTCGTCCGAGGGGGTGATGACAAAGGAAATCTCTTTGGCGTAGATCGGGCCAATCACCCAGAGGGCGGGCTCTTTCTTGGCCTTCTTGCCCTCGCCCACCTCGTACAGCTTCCCCTTCTCGTGGTCGCAGAACTCTTCCGTCAGCTCCTGCTGGCAGATCGAGCACTTCACGGACTCACAGCGGGAGCCGAGGGAGACGGTCAGCCAGCGGCCGGTCAGGACCGCTTCAATCGCCTCCGGGTGGGTGATCTTCGGGATGGCCCGAATGTAGCCTTCGCCCAGGTCCTTCACAAAGGAGGCGGGCTTGAACACCCGGCCGTACACCTCGCTGGACTCCCCACCGAACATCCCACCCCCGGTGTTGTGATCCCGGATGATCGGGACCGCGTAGGGGCGGACAAAGGAGATCAGGCCGGAACCTTTGGCGGTGCTGCCCCGGAGGGAAGCTTCCGGATAGAAGGTCTTGTTCCGGGTCGCCCGGTCCGCCGTCAGGACCCGGAGGTCCGGGAAGATCGACTCCGGGAGGGCCTGGTTGTGGGACTCCAGGAACTCTTGGGACAGCCGTCGGGGCACCGCCATGGTGCAGACGTGCTCCACGTGTAACTGCTGGGGATCGAGGTGGGCCATAATTATTTCCGGCCAAAATTGAAGAGGAGGGTGAGGAGGACCGGCACGATGGCGGCGAACCCTCCGGCGATGGCCCCCCAGCCTCCGGCTTTCACCTGGAGGGCGGACAGCTGGCCCCCGACCTCAATCTGGTGCTTGGTCACGGTGTTCTGGAGGGTGAGGAGTTCGTTGCGGGTTGCCATCTCGGTGCGGAGGTTACCAATTTCGTGGCGGAGATCTTCGAGGAGGTTGTTGTGGCGCTCTAGCTCGGCGATCACCAGGCGTTGGTACTCTTTCCATCCGTCGTCGGGGATGTTGGGCGGCATACGTGGGTTCCTTAGTCCAGGTGGGCCAGGCGGTAGAGGTTCTGTTGGATCCGTTCCTGCAGACGCGTCAGGTCCGGAAGTTCGAGACCGATCCCTCCCACGTAGCGGCTCGGGCTGTTGCCCAAGAAAGGAAACTTGACGATCAACCACACATAATCCCGACCGTCCCAGATCCCGTTCTCTACGGTCTCCAAGACCTCGCCGGTCTGCAGGACGTACCGGTCGTTGCGGCGGAACTGGTCCGCCAGCTGGGGACCCCAGAGGTCCAGGTCGGTCTGGCCGTAGGCGTCGGCCCAGGAGAGGTTGAACCGCTCCGTGAACGGCCGGGACATGTAGACGTAGGTGCCGTAAGCCTCCGGGTCGTCCGAGTACTCCTTCATCCAGGCCAGGAGCGGCGCGTTGTCCATGAAGACCTGGAAGAGGGACAGGGAGGTCTGGAGGCGGTCGTCCTCACTCTGCTCCAAGGAGGCCTGCAGTTCCCGCAGGCGGGGCAAATTGGACGGGCGCAGGGCCCAGAGATTACCTCGGTCGTATTTTGGGTCCGGTGCGGGTGCCATGCTGGTTACTGGGTCGGGCTCGACTCGCAGACTGCTTACTGGCTCCGGTAGTACCGGGTTCGCTACGGGCTTTCGCCTCGGCAGCGGCTTCCATCTCAGGGATGGTGACCACATAGGTGTACGTCTCTTGGAGTTCCTGGTCCGTCAACGGCTTCTTCTTGATCTCTCGGCGGGCTTCGGAGAGGGTCAGCAGGTTGTTGGTCCACTTCTGGATCGTGTGGTTCTCGCGGGCAATCTGGGCCTCCGTCTCAATGTCGTTCCAGGTCCAGGTCACCAGGTCCAACCGGTTCAGGGGATCGTAACCCCCCTCCATCATCAGCTCAAACAGGACCCGTTCAGTGAGGAGTTCGCCCAACTGGCGCTGGTACAGCTTGGCCCGGTTGTGCATGTTGGCGGTCATGACGTCGGCGGACCCCGTGGTGGTGGTCTCGCCTTCGCCCATGACCAGCTGGTTGACTCCGAGCCCGGCGTAGACCCGGCTCTTCAGGAGTTCCATGTAGCCTTCGCCCCGGAGGGCGTGGCTCTCGGCTCCCAACATGGTGATCTCGTGGCCCGGTGGGGTGACGATGAGACCATCCGGCGCAATGACCGCATGGGCGGCAGCAGCGGCGTCTACGTCTTCCTGACGGCCGACCCCGAGACCGGTGTTGTCCGGCACCTTGTGGTGGAGAAGCGGGTTCAAGTGCTTGTAAAGCAGCTTGATCACGTACTCTTCACACCGACGGTATTCCCGCACGTCTTCCAGGACGGGGAGGAGGGAGGGGTTCCCCCAGCACTCTCCGGCCGGAACGTTGAAGGCAAAATGGATCACGTCCTGCCGGGGGTAGATCAGGGGCTTCCCGATCATCCCGGAGGAGTTACGCGGGGTGTAACGCCACCCCAAAAACTTGCGCCCGTCCTTACTCCAGTACGGGGACATCAACTTGGGATCAGCCCGGAAGTAGGCGGCCACCGGGAGCTGCTTCCCCCCGACCCCCTGCTCCGGCATGTGGGGTTGGTTGGGGATCACCTGGCGCTTCTTGATCCAGAAGGCGTTGCTGTACTTCACGAAGTCTTGGACCAGCTCATCCACCAGGATGGAGAACGGCTTGTCCGTCATCATCCCCATCACCTGGAACCGGTACCGCAGGTAATCCACCGGCTCCGGGGTCTCGCAGTCCAGATACCAGCCGTGCTTCGTACACAGCTCGACATACTTATCGACCCCCTGTCGAATGAAGGAGTCCGTGTTGTACGCCTTCTCCAGGATCGGGAGGTCAAACGGCCGATCTCGATCCGGGTCCCAGTAGGTGCCCCGGCTACTCTTCGGAAACTCGGTGGGGTCCTTCAGGAGGGAAGGACCGTGCAGGGCCCGGGGGGCCCGGCTCAGGGCTTCCGCCCGGTCCAGGGCCGAGATGCCAGTGCGGGCGGGAGGATTCTCAGGGGTGAATTGGGACATGCCTTAGCTCGGATACCGTCCAAGGAGGACCCGTACCCGTTCCCGAAGGTGGAGCGGGTCCACCGGTTCGTAATGGCGGATCACGAGGTAGGGACAGCTCCGGCGGGCCAGCTCCTGGGACTTCGCGGCCCAACGGGCTTGTGCGTCGCGCCAGTGCTCCGGGTTCAGGTAAGGGGCGGCCTCCCGATAATCGAGAGAGAGATCCGGGCCGAGGATGTCTACGGCCAGGGGGTAGTCCGGGAAAAAGAGGTCGAGCCGGACCGGGTTCTGGGGTTGAAACCGCGCCTGCAAAAAGGAAAACGCCGCGTCGTAGTAGTAGGGGGACTTCGGAAAGACTTCCCGTACCAGGGTCTCTAGGACCTGGTCCCGCTGGACGCGGGGATCCGGGGCAGCGGGGGTGGCACGACGCCAGGCAAAGAGGTTAGCCAACATCAGGTCTTGGGTTGGGCGCTCCCATACTCCGGGTGTTTCTCCAACCGGGAGAGGAGGGCCGTCGTAGGGCGCTGGAGGGGGCGGGTAACAAAGCGTGTGAGGTGGAGGCCAATCTGTTCGGTGGGGACCGACTGGAGGGTCCGACAGAGCCGGATCGCCTCATCCAGGTGCTGCATCCAGCGACCCAGCTGTCCGTGTTTACCCAGTCCCTGGGCGGCCTGTTGGGCCTGCCGGTTCTGGGCGTGGATCTTGCGGAGGAGTTCCGCCACCCGTTTCGTGTAGTGGCCCTGGACCCAGAGGGTCGTCTCCCCCAGGACGCTGACGAACTCCCGGCTCACCGTGTCCCCCAGGAGTTCCAGCGGGTCCAGCCCGTCGGCGCTGTCCTGGGTGAGGTAAGCGAGGATCGGACGGGTCAGGGTATCCTGCACCCGCCGGAGCATGACGGCCAGTAACTGGGTCAGCTGCGTCAGTACCAGCTCGGACAGGGCGTTGCGGAGGAGCTGCCTTACCTGCTGGTACTTCAATAACTCCAGGAGCTGGGCGTGGCAGAGGAAGGCCCGCAATAGCTCCAGGAGCTGCAGAAGTTCGGCGACCCGGGCCCGTAGCTCCTCCAGGGGAGCGTTCATGGCCGGGGTGAACATCTGGGTGAGAAACTGCCCGCGTAGGTCTCCGTAGAACTGGAAGATCGCGTGGGCCACGTGACTCCGGTACTGCTGGGAGTCCGTCAAGAGGGTCTGGTGATAGCCGTGGAGCGCCTGGGCGGCGTCCTGGCCCCACCGGGGGTCCCCGCTGGTGCGGGTCGTTCCCGCTACTATTATACCCTCGGTAACGCTGGCTGCTGAGAGAAGTGTGTCGCGAAAATAAGCCAGGTCGGGAATCAGGAGGACGGGGGCTCCCAGGTGGAGGCCGCAGCCCGTCAGGGCTTCCCGCTCAAACTGTTCGCGCACCCGGTGACTCCGGGCATCCCCCTTCCCCTGGGCCTCCAGGTAATCGCGGGTGGTCAACCGGGGGCCGAGCTGTCCCTGGAGTTCCGGGGGGACCGGCACCTCGATCTCCTCCGCCGTCTCGGTCAGGATCGCCAGCAGTTCCGCCACCCGATCCGCCTCTTCCCGGAGGAGGACGGTAGGGGTAGGGGTAGGCGGCAGCGCGGTGGGTGGGGGTGGGGCCGTCGGGAGATCGGTCGCAGGCGGGAGGACAAACTCTTCCCGAGGCTTCTCGATCCGAGGCCGCCGGAGCAAACGCTCCACATCAGGCGGTTCTGGCATGGCTTAAAACGTGGAACGGGAACCGGGGACCGTGCGGCCCAAACCGGAACGGGCAAAGGTGGTGGGGGCAGTCTCGGTGTCATACCAGATCCGCCCCGGTTGGACCTGACCAGCGGGACGCTGATCGTACAACTGGGCTTTGGGGATCGCCTGCGGGACGTCCAGGCGGTGGGACCGGGTCGCCGGGGGCCGCTGGTAGGGTCGCTTGACCTTGAGGAACATCGCCATTGCGGCCAGTCCCAGGGCGTCGATCCCGTGTTCGTTCTCGCTGGAGTACTTGATGGTCTGGTCCGTCTTGGCGACCACGTGGTAATCCAGGAACTGCTGTTGGAAGGCCCGGTCGTCCGTGGGGAGTTCAATCACCCCCCGCTCAAACCAGCCCCGTAGGATGGAGATCATGGCCTGCTTGAAGCGGCGCTTGTCCACCCCACCCCCCGGCAACGGGAATTCGACCACGTCCGCGAAGGTGTGCCCCACGACCTTCTTGTCCAGGCCCCGCCGCTGGAGTTCTTCAATCTGGTGCTCCCCGTACCCCCGGTCCACGTAGATCCATTCCGGCTGGAAAAGTCGGTCCAGCTCGATGATCCGTTCGACCGCGTGGGAGAGGGAAAACTTGCTCTGGGGAATCTCTTCCCGGTAGATCACCCGGTAGCGGCCGTCGGGCAGCGCCTCCAGGATGACCAGGTTGGGCCCGTGCCCATCCTTGTTGTACTTGTCCCAGTCCACCCCCATGGTCCGGCTGGGGGGCCGGTCGCCCAGCTGGGCCTGTCCGGCTGCCTTCAGGGCGGTGGCGTACTGGTAATCCCGGCACGCCCCCTCCACCATCGAGCGGGGGAAGACCCCCTCCCCGATCTCGGGGAACTCGGCCAGGTATTCCCGGATCCAGTCCAGCTCGGAGGGGCAGAGGCCTCGGGCCTCCTCCACAAACTCCTTGGAGAGGGTCGGGTTGTCCTCGATGGAGACGTGGACTTCGTTCCACGCCTTCTTCATCCGGGGGTTCTTACAGAACTCGTAGTAGTAGCCCCGGGTATGGGCCGGGGTGGAGGCGATGTAGGCCCGAGGGGGGAACCGGCGGTTTTCGTCCCCCTTCATGATCGGGAGGATGGAGGGCCAGTCCCCGTCGTCCAGGTAGGCCCCTTCGTCTACCAGGATGACGTCGGCCCCCTGGCCGCGAATCCCGGTACCTCCGGACTTCGCCCGGGCACCCGTGGTCAAACCGAGGATGACGGAGCCGTTGTCGAACTCCAGGCGGTGCGGGCTCTGCTTGTCCCCGACCTTGTGGGGCTGGATCCATTCGTTGACCCGGATAAAGTCCCGGATGGTGGCGAAGATCCGCTCCACGTGGTTTCCGGCGGGGCCGATGATCAGGATCTCGCAGCTATCGACCGTGAGGGCGTAGTAGAGGGCGAGGATCGTGAAGGCAAACGACTTCCCGGCGCGGCGGTGGACCCGGATCACGTTAAACCGCCGCTTACTCTCCAGGATCTGGGTCTGGACGTAGTTGGCCTTGAACGGTTTCCCGGTCGTGGGGGTGATCAGCAGGGCCTCCCCCCAGAGACGGGGGTTCCCCATCACCTGGAGGAGCCCCTTGTTGGCGGGGTTTAGGCCATCAAATTCGTGCATTACACAGGTAACTCGGGCTTAGCGTCCGTAGCGTCGGGCGAAAGCCGCTGCTTCCGAGCCCATCTGGGAGTGACCCCAGGCGGACCCAATCGCTTGGAGACCCCGCGACTGGGCGGCCGAGGTCATGTCCGTGTGCTCAAACCGGTGGGAGAAGGGGGTGCGGGCCAGCCGGACCGCGTTGTTCTGGTTCTGGACCGCTGCGGTCATGAGCTGACCCCCCAGCCGGACGGCCGGGAGCCCCATCGTGAGCCCGATGTAGAGGGCGGGATGGACCACAAACGGGAGGGCCTGTTCCGCCACCGAGACTCCGGCAGCGGCCATGGGATTCCAGCCCTTGCGGACCTTATCCTGGTAGCCCATGTAGCCAAAGAGCCCGATGGAGCCGAACGAGACCGCCTTCCCAGCCAAGCTGGCGGCAGTACTGGTGGAGCTAGCGTGAGGGGCAGCCATTACACAAGGAAGATCCGGGCCACGTCATCCGTGGCGTGCAGCATGGCCGTGCGTTGCTGGCCCGAGAGGGAGAGGTTGTGCCCCCCACCGGAGGTCCGGCGACGTTGGCCCAGCGCGAGGGCGAGGGAGCCGGTGGCCCCCAGGAAGTCATCCCGTTCGATCTCCATCCCGGAGTTCGCGGTCCAACGGTTGCGCTGCGTGTAATCGTGGGCCCCGGCTGCCAGGGCTCCACCCAGCGCGAGGGTCCCGATCCCAGCTTGCACCCCGGTGCGGAGGTAGGGGTGGGAGAGACGGGTACCTTCGAGGGCCTTGCGGGTCCACATCTCCCCGCCCCCCAGGGAGCGGAGGGCGGAACTTCCGACCCGGAAAGCGGCGGTACCCAGCATCCCGGTGGCCCGGGCAGCTCCTCCCGCGACCAGGGTAGCGGCGGAGACAAAGGGGTTCATGGAGGATTACCGAGCGGTTTGGGCAGTCGAGGGAGAAAACGCCCCGGTGTGCTGGGGCACCCAGGCGGGGGTGCGGCCACTCCGCTCGGGCGGTCCGGGGGTGCGGCTCCAGTACTGGGGCCCGGAGTTTACCGGCCGGGTGGGACCGGTCTGGTTAATCTGGTCGATGTGGGCCTGGCGGGCAGCGCGTCCAGCGGCTTTCGCCTGG